TAGCATAATGGCAAGCATACTTAAAGTAGATACAATTACGGGTGTAGCCACTGCTGGGTCTATTGCTGTGACAGGAGAGGGCAACTCAACCACGACCAATCTTCAGCAGGGGTTGTGTAAGGCGTGGGTTAACTTTGAACAAGTTGGAACTCAACAGTTGAGAGACAGCTTAAATGTCTCAAGTCTTACGGACAGTGGAACTGGAAAAACAGAACCACTTAGTTTTACTAATAATATGGGTAACGCAACTTTTGCAGGAACTATGTTTCAAAGTGGGTCAACAGGAACAGGCATGACTGATTTTAATAATGATTATCTGGGTGGCTTTGGAAGCAAGACAACAAGTGGCGTTGGTTTAGGCGGACATAATAACTCTAACTATTATGATGTAGAGATGTTTGATATAGTTATTTTTGGAGACCTAGCATAATGGCAAGCGAACTGAGAGTAAACACCCTGAAGGATGCCAGCGGTAACAACAGTATTGCCACCAGTTTTGTTGCAGGGGGAAGTGCGAAGGCTTGGATAAAATTTACTAACAAAAATAGTAATGTTATTCATGTTTCCTTTAATATTAGTTCATTTGATGATGATGGCACTGGCGATTTTGGCATTAACTTTACGAACAGTATGTCTAGTGCAGAATACTCTGCACCTTCTTCTGGTGGTGAAGATAACAGAAGCACGATTACTAATTTTGGAACAGTTTCATCTAGTGCAATGGATGGTCAAACAAGACAAACTTCAACAAATAATATTAATGATGCAGAAAGAATTTCCATTGAAATACTTGGAGACCTAGCATGAGTAAAGCAGCAGAACTAGCCGCACTGATAGGTTCGCAAACAGCCCTGTCAAACAGAAATCTGATTATTAATGGGGATATGCAGTGTTGGCAAAGGGCAACTTCTGCAACTGCGGCTGCAAATGGATATAGTACAGTAGATAGATGGTATATGACTGAAAATACTGATGGGGCATATACAACTGAAAGGTCTACAGACCACCCTTTTAGTTCTGGCTATTCTTTAAAATGCCAAGTTACTACTGCTGATACAAGTTTATCTGCTGCACAAAGTGCTTTTTTAGACCATTATATTGAGGCTCAAAATCTTCAGCATTTAAACTACGGAACATCTAACGCAAAGTCTTTGACGCTTTCTTTTTGGGTGAAGTCAAACAAAACAGGCACTTATACAATTTCTTTGTATAAACAAGATAGTACTGCCTACATGTACACAAAAGAATATACAATAAGTAGTGCAAATACTTGGGAAAAGAAAATTATAACAATAAGCCCTACTGCTGGAAGCACCTCTTTTATTACATCTTCTGGTGGTGCAATAGCAAATGACAATGGTTCAGGATTGGGTTTGTCTCATGGGCTTGCTTGGGGGTCTAACTTTACTGGTGGAACGAGTGATAGCTGGTCATCTACTGTTGCAAATTATTCTACAACCAACCATGTTAACTGGATGGACAGCACAGCAAACAATTTTTATTTGGCTCAAGTTCAACTTGAAGTAGGCGAACAGGCTACACCATTTGAGCATCGGTCTATTGGGGATGAGTTGGCTAGGTGCGAAAGATATTACCAATTATCTGGCACAAATGGCTCAAACTTTTTTGTCAGCACTAATTACAATAGTGGTAATAATTGGGCAACTTGTGAATTTAGAACTGTTATGAGAACAAGCCCTTCAGTAACAGCAACATATAGCAATAGCCCAAGCAATACTCATATTTCCGATAGAGCAGTGTCGTGGCAATGGACTTCTACATCAACATTTGCTGTTAACGTAAAAGCAGACGCGGAGTTATAAATGAACATTACTAGCGCACAATATGGCACTGATGAAGATGGTAATAACAATGTAGTTAATGCCACCATTGACGGCAATGAAATGATTGTTCCAATTAACCCAGCCAACCGCCACTACGCAGCAATTCTTGAGTGGGTAGCTGAAGGTAACACCATTCAGGATGCAAAATAACATGAAGCCAGATGATTTTGCTATTGCCATTGGTGGCATCTCTGCACCCATGTGGCTACCCGCACTTAACCAGTGGGTAGCACTTGCTGTAGGTATCT